GTTCGCGGTATTCGCCTCTATTGAAGGTACAATAGGTGGAGCAGCGGGGCGCCAACCCCCTGCCCCCGGTCACCTGCACTACCAGGCAACATGGACATCTTGACACGGCTTCATCTTTTTGCGTTTGCTAAAGCTGGAGGGCACGTAGCTCAGCCCCAGCAGCAGGAGGTGAAGTGATGACTGACTTCCGTGCGCTATGCGCTGAGCTGGCCGACTCGGTTGAGCTGTTGCTTGAAATGCGAGCGGTTGACGCTAAGCCGATGGCTATTACCGAAGATCGCCTCTCCCGCGCCCGCGCTGCCTTGGCCCAGCCCGAGCCGCAGGGGCCGAGTGATGAGGCCATCTCCACCGAGCTGGAGCAGGCGGCTGACACCAACACTACGGAGACAACACCATGACCACTGAACATCCGATCGCCCTGCCGTCAGAATTATTTGAAGAATGGATACGTCTACCAGTAAGCACTAAACAGCTTCTTGAGACTGCTGTCCAATGGGGTGCTGACATGGAGCTGGAGGCGTGCTGTGAGTGGCTGGACTACAACTGCCCCTCTGTCGGTGCACACCATCTCCGCTCTGATCGTCGCCCCAATCCGCCGAGTTTGAAGCAGCAGGCGCTGGAGGAGCTGAGAACGATTGAAATGACGGATCTGGTGATTACCGACACCATCCGCCGTGCCCTGGAGGCCCTGCCCGATGACTGAGCAACAACAGCATCGCATTGCAGCGCTGGAGACAGCAGCAAGTATTGGCCCGCCCGTCACACCAGCCAATACTTCAGCCCCCGCCGATTCGCTGGTGGAGCGGGTGGCCAAAGCGCTTCTTCGCTCTGAAGACGGAGGTTGTTGGACCGATACCGACTCCGCAGTCAACTGGAAACCTGAAGCCCGCGTCGCGATCCGTGAGGTGGCAGCTTGGCTGGATACCAAAGGTCAGCATGGCTGCTCCCTATGGCTGCGTGAGGAAGCCAACCGCTAACCGGGTCTGCTGGCGGAAAGCTAAAGGCAAAGATCCGCCCTGCCATGGCCCGTTCCTATAAGCGCGATAAAAACGGTCGATTCTCCGGTACAGGAGGTGGTGGTAGCAGTGGTGGTGGCAGCAAAGCAGCGACCACACGCAAGGCCAATACTGCTCGAGCAGCTGAGCTGAAAGCTAAGGGCACCACTGGCCTTGGTGATCGCCTCAAAGCTAAAGGCTTCAGTGGTGGCAAAGGTGCTCAGGAGCGTGCTGGTGGCCTTCGTAGCAGTGCCTCTGCATCTGGTAAAGGTGTGGCCTTCACTGTTGGCAAAGGCGGCAAAATGTCCAGCGGCCAGGCTGCTGCAACTAGCGGGGCCATCAAGGCTGCAGCAAGTGCCAAGTCCAAGGCAGGCAATGCTGGCAAAGCTCCTGCACGCACTGATAAGGCACCAGCAAGTGCTGCTAAGGCTCGTTACAAGCAGCTCAGTGGTGCTGCCCGCAAGAGTTCACCGTTCCGTTCTGCTGCTGATAACCGCAAGGCAGCAGGCGCCAACCGCAGCTTGAAAAGCATGATTGCTAAGCGCGGACGTGGTTGATCGCCGCTAACTTCAATCATTCGCCCTAACAAGGATCATGCCAACCGTTACTGCCGTAGGGCGCATCCTCAAGTCAAAGCACGGTGAAGCCAGGATTCACCACGTCATTGCCATTGATGTTGATGGCACCGTGTCCACTCGCATCAAACGCGTCCTTAAGCCGGAAAGCTAGAACATGCTTAATACCACCGGCCCTGTTCAGCTTCTGACCACGCCCAGCATCCTTGATCTTCGTGTTCAGGATCCTGGCCTTGCCTGGAGGCGGATGCAACCCCGTTGGGAGTTGCTTGAGGCACTCTCCGGTGGCACCCTCCAAATGCAGGCCCTAGCCACCAAATGGCTGCCGCAGGAACCCAAGGAAGCTGACGAGTCATATAAGAACAGGCTGGCCAGCTCGATCTGCCCGCCATACTTCCAGCGAATGGAAGCCATGCTGGCCGGCATGGTGACCCGTAAGCCTATCCGGCTTGATGGTGTTTCTGATGTTGTAACCGAGCACCTGTATGACGTAGACCTACAGCAAAACGATCTACAGGTCTGGGCCTATAACTTTTGCCGTCAGCTTATACGTTACGGCCACATGGGCGTTTTGGTTGATTATGGCCGTGGCGAAGATGGCCAAACTACTGATCGTCCGTATTGGGTTAGCTATACCCCTCGGGATATTCTTGACTGGCGTGCAGACCTGCGGGATGGCACGCAGAAGCTGACCATGCTCAGGCTGCATGAACGCCTAGAGCTGCCCTACAACGAATGGGGCACCGAGGTGGTTGAGCAGGTCAGGGTGCTCGAGCCTGGCCGGTTCCGGTTGTTCCGCAAGCGTCCCAGTCAAGGTGGCGACTGGACGTTGGTTGATGAAGGTCAGACCAGCCTGCCTGATATTCCCTTTGCCGTGGCCTATGCCAATCGCATTGGCCTGTTGGAGTCGGCTCCGCCGCTGGAAGAGATCGCCTGGCTGAACCTCAAGGCATACCGCTGCGATAGTGACCAGTCCAACCTGCTCCATATCTCCGCTACCCCTCGGCAGTTTCTGTACGGTGTGCCTGCAGAGCTGGATGAGATTGACGCTGGGCCCGAGTCGGCCATTGCGTTGCCGCAGGATGCACGGGTCGAGTTTGTTGAGCCTGCCGGTCAGAGCTTCCAGGCCCGCTTCCAGCAGCTGGAAAAGATCGAACAGCAGATCAATCAGCTTGGGTTGGCGGCGATCATCGGGCAGAAGATGGCAGCAGAAACGGCCAGTGCTAAGGCCATTGACCGCAGTCAAGGCGATTCAGCCCTGATGAACGTGGCCTTGCAGTTGCAGGATCTGATCGACAACTGCCTGAAGTTCCATGCGGACTACTTGGGCATTGGTGACCCTGGTAGCAGCATGGTCAACACTGACTTTGTGAGTCAGCGGCTGGAGCCTGCGCAGATGGCTGAACTGGTCAAGCTGTGGAGCTTGGGCGGCATCACGCTGGAAACCTTGCTGATCCAGTTGGCTGATGGGGAGATTTTCGTTGATGACTTTGACGTTGATGCAGAGGTAGAGGCGACCAATGCGCTACGGGAAGCTCGGATGCAGGAACAGGAGGCGATGCTGACGGCCAACCTGAACGCCCAGCAGCAGGGACAGCAGGAGCAGCCTGAGGAGCAGCAGACGGAAAGCTAGAGCAACGTCAGGGTTGCAATGGCTAGGAAGTACGCACGGGACAAGAACGGGCGGTTTGCCGGTAAAGGTGGCGCTACCTATGGCAATCGCTCTGACCGTGATTCAGACGACCGCTATTTCAAGCGCGAAACCAAGAAGTTGAACGCGGAATCAAAATCACTCAAAGCTCAAAAGGCAAAGCTGGAAAGCAAGCAGCCTTCTGCAAAGGTGGCCAAGGCAACTGCAGGCCTGAAAGCTGCGCGGGCCAAGAAGGCCGAAGCAACGGCCAAGATCAGCGCCAGCAAGCAGCGCATGGCTGAACTGCAAAAGCAGCTTGATGCCAGTAAGGCCAGACTTGGAGGCCAATCAGCTACCAAACGTGGTGCAAAACGCCGTTAGCACTAGCAAGGCAAGCTAGTTAGCAACTCTGCCCTGTGGGCATGTCTGAAGATCAAGCAACGGCTCCTGTGGAGTCCAATGCACCTGCTGACCCTCTCAACACTGAACTCGAGGCCCTTCGTCGTAAAAACAAGGAACTCCTAGACGAAGCCAAACGAGCCAAGGCCAAAGCCCGTGACATTCCTGATGATGTCAACATCCAGGAACTCCTCGACTTCAAGCGCAAGACCGAACAAGCAGAAGCCGAACGCAAGGGCAAATACGAAGATGCCCTCAAGGTCTACGAACAGCAGTTCCGTGACCGAGAAACCAAGTACCAAGAGCAGATCACTGCCCTCGAGCAAGAGGTCAGGATGCTCAAGCTGGATTCCCGTGTCGTCTCCAAGCTGGCAGACCAGGTCCACGACCCTGAAGCGGTCCTACGCCTGGAAGGCGACAAGCTGACCCTCAATGATGCCGGTGAACCTGTCATCAAGGACGGCTACACCGAAGTGCCCCTTGACCAATGGGTAGCTGACCTGCAGCAGCGCAGGCCGTACCTGTTCAAGCAAGCTGCCAAACCAGTCGGCACCGGAGCACCTATCGCCACCCGCTCTACTGGTGGTATCCCTGCTGGCCTGAAAAACCCATTCAGCAAGGAACACTTCAACCTCACCGAACAGGGTCGCCTCTTCAAGACCAACCCTGAACTCTATGCACAGTTAAAAGCAGAGGCAAAGCGGTAAGCTATAGCCAAAGCGGAAGGCTGTGCTTTCCCTGTCGGCTTGTGGCCACAACAACCCTTCATTAAAGGTCCGCTATGGCAACCCTGCGATCCGATGTGATCGTTCCCGAGGTTTTTAGCGCTTACGTTGATGAAGCCGTGACCACCCGGTCGGCTTTCATCAATTCAGGCGTCATCCAGCCTCTGGACATCCTCAATGCCACTGAAGGTGGCGACTACGTCAACGTCCCCAGCTGGTCAGCCAATCTGTCCGGTGATGTGGAAATCCTCTCGGATACCACCAGCCTGACGCCTGGCAAAATCGGCGCTGAGAAGCAAATCTGCCCTGTCCTGCACCGTGGTCGTGCATGGGAAGTCCGCACCCTGGCCGCCTTGGCCGCTGGTGATGACCCCATGGCTGCCATTGGCCGTAAGGTCGCTGACTACATCAGCCACCAACAGCAGAAGGACATCTTTGCCATCCTCGCTGGCATCTTTGGTCCCCTGACCTCCAACACCACTGGTGTGCTGAAGGATCTGGCCATTGATTCCAATGCCACTGCTGCACCGCTGAGCCCCTCCAAGGTGGCTCGCGCTCGAGCTGCACTGGGCGATCAAGGCGAAAAGCTGAGCGTGATTGCCATGCACAGCAAGTGCTACTACGACCTGGTGGAGCGCAAGGCCATCGACTACGTAACGGCAGCAGAGCTGGGGATCACCCCGGATACTGCGCAGCCTGATGCGTTTGCTGGCAGCGTGGCTGGTGCCTACTCGACTGATGTCACAGTTCCATTTTATATGGGGCTCAGAGTGATTGTTAGTGACGACGTGAACAACGATGGCACTAACTATGCCAGCTACTTGTTCACGCCTGGCGCTATGGCCTCCGGCACCCAGTCCGGTCTGGTCACTGAAACTGATCGTGACATCCTCGCGCTGAGCGATGCCATGAGCGTGCATTGGCACAACCTCTACCACCCGCTCGGTGTGTCCTACACCTCTGGTGGCGTCAACCCCAACCGCACCGTGCTCGGCACTGTCGGTAACTGGACTCAGGTCTACGAGACCAAGAATCTCGGGATCGTGTCCATCGTCTCCAACCCGAGCATCTGAGGTAGCTAACCATGGCATCTATCTTTGAGCTGGAATCCCCCAGCTTTGGCCGGTCTTCCACCGGCAAGGCTCTGGTTGCTGCTAGCAATACCGCTGGCACCAGCCTCACTGCTGCCCAGTCGGTTGGGGCGATCATCACCGCTACCCCGACTGGTAACCGCACCATCACTACAGCCACGTTCGCTGAGATTGTGGCTGAGCTTGGCGCCCAGGCCAAGGTCGGTCAGACCTTTGAGCTGACCATCGTCAACCTCGCTGCTGACACCCACACGCTGACCCTTGCTGGTGGCGATGCTGGTGTGACGGTGGTCGGTGCTGCGGCTGTAGCTGCTGCTTCGACTGCGACCTTCATTGGCCGCATGAACAGCACTTCTGCAATCGTGTTTTACCGCTCCTGATCGTGGGTTTGTTTGCCTTCAGGCGACTGCGGGAACAGGAGGCTGCTTCTTCGGAGGTGGCCTCTTTCTCTATGCAGAGCCAACAGCAGGAAGAACCTGCTGAGAAGCCAAGGCGTCAGCGGCGGCAACCTAAGACCAGCAATGGTGATGGTGCCGAGTAATGGCAGTTTTCTTGGGTGGTGGTGATGCCCGCATCGACATCGGCGACGCCGGCGAGTCGCTCACGGTTGACGGGAAGGCGTATCGCGCTGCGGTGACCGTTACCAGGCCGAGCAATACCACGGCCTATACCGCTGGTGACGTGATTGGCGTTGCTGACTCGGGCACGCCGGCTAACGCTGGCTCGGCAATCATCACGCTGCCGAGCATCGGCCCCAGTGGTGGGTATGTGCTGGTGCAGTCTGTGCGGCTGATGATCGGTCTGAGCGCCGTAACAGCCGGGATGGCGGGCTTCCGCTTGCATCTCTATACCGCCAGCCCCACGGCCATCCTCGACAACGCTGCTTTTGATCTGGTCAGCGGTGAGGTGGCGAATTATGCCGGGTTCATTGATCTGCCAACACCGCAAGATCTGGGCAGCACGCTGATGACGCAGTGCGACTACTGCGGCACGATGGTGAAACTGGCCTCTGCGAGCACGTCGCTGTTTGCTGAGCTGGAAACTCGCGGAGCCTATACACCAGCCAGTGGCACGGTGTTTGATCTGCGGGTGTTGACGCTGGAGGCAGGGCTGTAATGCGTGGCTCTGCAGCGTTCAGGGCTGCTGTAGCGCCTGGCGGTGTGCTTGCCGGCCCGTGGGCGAGGAATGAGCTGTGGCGGCGTGCGCGTGCGATGCCGTCGCTCGACCTGCGGTTTGCTGAGTCAAAGTCACTGGTTGATGCGGTCAGCGGCCAGAACCTGATCACGTTCACCAGGGCGTCTACTGGGACGTTTGTGGATTCTGATGGGGTGATCCGCAGCGCCGGAAATGACGTCCCACGCTTCGACCACAACCCGCTAACGGGCGAGTGCCTGGGGTTGCTGGTCGAGGAGCAGCGGCAGAATTTGCTGCTCAGGAGTGAGGAATTTGATAATGCGAGCTGGACAAAAGGAAACTCAAGCGTTTCTGCTGATGCTACTCAAGCCCCAACCGGCACGACTACTGCTGACAAGTTGGTTGAGAACACAGCCACGACGGAGCACAACATCACGCAAAGTGCGACTTGGTTGGGAAATACAACCTACACATTTTCTGTTTACGCCAAGCCAGACGGGAGAAGCAGATTTGACCTTTTGTTTGGAACAGCCGGAAACTGGTCTGGTGGTCGGCAGGCTGCGTTTGATGTGTCAACAGGTAGTGTTGTGGCTACAGATGGAGCTATGGCAAGCATCACAGCCGCTGGCGATGGCTGGTTTAGGTGCAGAATAACAGCAACTACAACGGCATCACCTTCCGCATCACTTGTTGCTTTGCGGATGATTGCCAGCGGCACATCGGTTACATACACCGGAGACGGTACCTCCGGCCTATTCCTCTGGGGCGCCCAACTAGAAGCCGGAGCATTCCCGACTTCGTACATCCCCACCACCGGCACCGCCGCGACGCGCACGGCTGATGTCGTGTCGATTAGTGGAATTGACCTGTCTAGTTGGTATAACCAATCAACTGGGTCTATCTTTTGCGAAGCCCTTAATAAAGGCTTACTTGGAACCGCAGCGCCAAGACCTGTCTCCTTTAGCAATGGAACTAATAATAATCTTGTTGAGTTTTTCGGGTCAACTGACACTAGCATTGGATGGCAAGTTCTTGATGGCGGAGTCACGCAGGCTAATGTTGCCCAATCCGCTAGTAGCTCTACCATAAACAAACTGGCTGCTACTTACGCGTTAAATAATTTTGCGTTATCAATAAATGCTGCGGCAAGTTCTACAGATACAAGTGGCACGATTCCAGTTATAGATCGTGTCCGAATTGGCAACCGACAAGACTCGGCACGCTCTTGGAACGGCCCAATCCGCCGCCTCACTTACTGGCCAACCCGCCTCCCCAACTCCACTTTGCAGAGCATAACTCTCTAGCCATGTACTGCTACAAATTCTCCACCCGCCAACAGTTCCGTACTCTCGCGGCAGCCGAGGGCCTCATCGACGCTGACGGCAACCTGATCACCAGCAGCCACACGCACGCCATTGATGAACTGGGGACCATATATCAAGGCGGCGAGTATGGCCCTGATGGTGAAGTCATCACCGCGCCAACTGCACTGACCGGCTGGCACGTGAATACCTTAGGTCTAGCCCCTGAATCATGGGATCAATACCTTGTAGTGGTGAATTCTCCCAGCCGGATCTTCGCTGGTGGTGCTACCCAGGCACCTGATGATGCAACCCTGCAGGAGATGCTCGCATGAATCCTTACATCAGAGCTGCCAAGAAACACCCGAAGGTCAAGCAGCAGGCTGCTGAGCGCATGGGCAAACGACCCGTCAAACCTGAGCCACCTGTCAAACCCGAGCCACCCAAGGGCAAGCAGCGTGCCCGCCATGAGGACGGCACATTCCAAGCCGACAACCCTGCCACACCCGAGGTGGACGAAGCATGGGAAGCCTGATTGAACGCGAACTGGTCAACCACACCCAGTCGTTTCTCGGCAAGAACGACGTGCTGACGTATGGCTTCGCCAAGGGCAGTTATACGCCGCTCTACCGCGACTACATGAAGGGCATCATTGCCAAGGTTGATGACCGCCTGACCGGCATCAAGTTCGAGCGGGTCAAACCACGCGATGCCGACCTGATCATCAATCATGGCGAGCTTGCACCCGGCACTTCCGGAAGTGCAGTCTGGGATTCGCAAGGCTGGGAGATCAGGATGCCCGCTGGCAGCAGCTTCTCCACTACCGTCTTCCGCCATGAGTTGGGCCACGTACTCGGCCTAGGCCATGCACCGATGGGCAGCAACAGCCTGATGCAGCCGCAGATGAACGGCATCTACGACTTCACCGGCAAGGACTGGCGGGCGCTGGAGTCGATCTGGGGCAAAGGCCAGCTGTTCATGACTGACGGTCTTCTGCCACAAGCCGCTGCAGTAGCCCCCTAGGCCTAGCTACTGGCACTTTCCGCCAGCGTCGCATATCTTGGAATTAGCTGGAGCAGCGGGCTGGCACCCCTGCCCCATGACCACCCTGCTATTCCAAGGTGATGAAGCAATCGTATCTAATCGCTGCTGCCGCAAGCATTCCTGCTGTTTTGATCGTTTCGTGGTTTGCGGTCCCACTGATCTCTGTCCTGCTGTTCCCGCCTAAACCACAACCTGAAGTGGTGCGGAATGAACCTGAACCGCAGCCTGCGCCACAACCCGTCTCAACCGATCCCTACCGTGAGATCAGCAGCCTCGAGCTGACCTCCTGCTGGATGTTCCTACGGGACAGTGCCAAGGATCCCCGTAGCTTCCGTGTGCTCAGCAAGACCCCAGCCAATGGCGGCATCGTTGAATTCACTGCCACCAATTCCTTCGGTGGCCCAGCCAGGCACACTTACCGCTGCACCACGGGACAACTGCAATGAAAAAGCCGGGGCCCCTCAGCACCCGGCTCTCCCCTTTCATCCGTGCCTACCCTAACGATATAAGCACGACCTGCTGTGGAATCTGAACTGATCATCGAATTCCTCCGTAATGCCTTGCGGCAGAAACGGCTGGAAGATCGACTGATCAATCAGGCCATCGCAGACTTGCGCTCAACCTTGGCTGCTGTTGAAGGCATCCTGCAGGCTTCCTCTGCCTTGACCCTTGGCCCTGCTCGACAGCGGTCCATTGAAGCTGTTGCCGCTGCAGTGGCCCGCAACGTGCAGCAAACATGGGGTATCCCCCAGTTGGCCAGTCTGCAACAGGCCCTCGAGCCGTTCATTGAACAACAGCTGGAGTTTGGCCGGCGTGTTGTTGAGCTGGCTGGTGGCACCCTCTCTGCCCCTGGTGCGGCCAACCTTGGAGCAGCGCAAGCTGTCAACAATGCAGTGATTGGCGGCAAAACGCTAGCCGAAACCTTGACCACCAGCTTCCCTGCACTGGTCGCTGATCGGGTGGAACGCTACCTACGGCTGGGGTTACAGCAAGCTGCTGGTGAGGTTGAAATCATTGGCTACAAGGATGCGGTCGTCGCTGTCTCTGAACGCAATGTGACAGCCATTATCCGCACAGGCGTGCAGGAGGTGGCTAGTGCTGCACAACAGGCCATCTATGCCGTTGAGTCTGATCCGGCATGGCTTGAGGGAAGGCTGACCTGGACGGCAGTGTTGGATTCAGCGGTCTGCCCGGTGTGCATTGGTCTAGACGGGCGAGAGTATGAACTGGGCCAGCCGGGGCCATACTTTGATGGAAGGAACAAGGTGTCAGTTCACCCCTCTTGCCGCTGTTACCTCCTCCCCAGCAAGTGGCGGGAAGAAACTATGCAACCTCCTGATGGTGGCAAACCTCAGCCCGTGGCCAGGCCTGCCGAAGGCGATAGCGGTGAGCAGACCGTCAGCTTTCGCAAGACCGTCAACCAATGGCTTCGTGACAACCCAGAGACGACCAAGGAGATTTTTGGTAAACGTCTCGGCTCGCGTTTGCTAGACCGGGAGGACAAGCTAGACCTACCTAGCGCCATTAGACTTTGGCAAGCTCCTAAGGGCTCATGACCGTCACCGTTACTGCCACCGTTGGCGCGTCTAATGCCAACAGCTACCTGACGGTGGCCGAAGGTGATGCCTATGCCGCTCTGGAGCTGCGCACCCTGAGCTGGTCCACTGCCACAACAGACAACAAGGGCAAAGCGGTCATCGCTGCTACTGCTGCCCTTGATCAGCTTGAGTGGGTTGGCACCAAGGCCAGCACAACCCAAGCGTTGCTCTGGCCACGGTCTGAGGCTGCCTGCGGAGAGAAGGCTTACGACGATGACGAGCTACCGCTTGAGCTGAAGCGGGCCACCTTTGAGCTGGCCAACTCCCTGCTAGCTGATTCTGGCCTCCTGAGCAGCAGCAACCCAGCAGTAGGTGAACTGATCCCTGGCATCCCAAATGCCAACCTCAAGGCTGCTCGCATCGACGTGATCAGCGTTGACTTCCGCGATGGTGGCGGTGCTCCGGTCTACACCAATGCTTTGACCATGGTCCCGGCACTGAAGGGCATCCTCGGGTGCCTGTGCTTGAGCAGTCCGGTCAGCAGTGTTGGCAGCGTCAAGGTGCAACGCAGCTAATGGAACCCTCCAGCCAGCTGAACATGTTTGCTGGGCTGGGCGTTGCCGAGCAAAAGAAGCGGAACACTGATCTGCTGAGCACACCGTTGACAAGGCGTGAGCAGCGAGAGTTTGGCCGCTTGTATGCCGAGAACATCAAGCTGGTCAAATTCTTTCAGGCCAAGCTGGCTAGGAAGTACCGCTACTGCATGGCCATTGAGGACATCAATAGCTGCGTGGATTTTGCAGCGATCAAGGCATTCAGGGCTTGGGATCCGAATCGCGGCAAGCTGAGCACTGTGCTTTGGTGTTTTGCCCATGGCGAGGTCTTGCATTACCTGCGGGGCAACAACTGGGGAATCAAGGCCCCCCATAAGGTCAGGGAACTAGGCAGCAGTGCTCGGCGGTTGATTGATCAGGGTCTGACGGTGGAGCAAGTGTGTGATCGGCTGCGGTGTGCCATGGATGATCTGAAGGATGCCTTGGTGGCCACGGCAGGCATTGCCCACGAAACGATGGGGTTTGACCTGCACCTGTCGAATCAGCCAACACCGTGGGAATGGCTTGAGGCGCAAGAGGCAAGCTAGGGTCAAAGGGATTCTTGACCATGGCTACCGGCGCATTCTTCGCAGCCTTCGGCTACAAGTTCTATGTGAAGAAGGGGACCACCGCGAGCACGGTTCCCACTTCAGGGTCTGGCCTGGTCGAAGTGCTGAGCCTTGAGAATGCTGGCATCCAGGGTGCATCCTCGACTACTGAGGTGATCGACTATGGCAGCTCGCAAGGCTTTTCGGCCAGTCTGGTGACGGGTCAGAGCTACACGATCCCCTGCACGATGAACCTTGACCTGAATGACTCTGGTTACAAGGAGCTGAAGGATGCGGCGCTGAATGCTGCCACTGGCGTGACGGTGCAGTGGTATCGGGAATCGCCGGAGATGAGCACCACGGGCGATCCTGAAAAGCACGCCGGCATTGCGTTTGTGACTGACTTCAGTGAGGACATCCAAGCTGGCAACGTGGCGAAGGTGACCTTTACGCTGACTGGTTACGGGGCTTATACCTGGACGGCTGAGACGAACGTCTAAAGCTGACGGCCTGCTAGAGCCTGCCATTGAGCCCTGAAGAAGGGTTCCAGTGGCAGGTTGTCTAATGCTTTGCCGATCCAGTCGCGTGGGGGGTAGTTCTTGCCGGGGACGCCACGGAGGATGAAGCCCGCATAGGTCACACCACTGTTGCCCCACGTGAATTCCAGTGTGGTGGCATTGATGCGATTGCGGCGCTGGGATTTGAGAAATGCCCCAGTGTCCACGATGTCTCGAGGGCTGCCTTCAATGGTGCCGTTTCGGCGGTAGGTCGTGACCGGCCAACTGAATTGCACCAGTTGGATTTCCTCTTTGAGCTGCTGATCCATGGCCTTGCCATAGGCCGTCATGATTGCAGGAATGCGCAGCTTGAGCTGTGTGCCGTTCCAGCCGGTCAGCTTGTAGGAGACCTTAACGCTGACCATAGATGGCCACCCTGATCCGGTCACCAATGACAGATTGCAGTGTGCTGCCGATCAGCCCTGTTGTGCCATACGGGTGCCGAGCGGCCATGATTTCACAGGTCTTGGCAGCTTGGCCAGCAAAGGCAAGGGTGCCTTGAGTGCCGGGTTTGATCCGAGCATCAAGGGCTTGGGGATTGATGGCATACCCCTCAAAGATTTCGGTGTAGGCCTCAACGCCTGGCAGCTCGGTCTTATCTGGTGAACCTTGCCGCAGGAACGCTGAGATGGTCACATTTTCTGTGGCTGCCGTGACGTTGCCCGTAGTGGCATCGGTGACAGTGCCCGCTGTAGGGAGGGCCAGGACGAGGGAAGCATTGGCAAGGGAAGCTAATGCTGATGCCATCGTCTACACGCCTGTGGCATAGGTTTCCGGCAACCTAGAGGCAGTGAAAGAGAGGGGCAGTGGCAGACTCGCTTGGGCAAGCGGTACTGACGCTGACCGTTGACGATAAGCAGTTCAATGCTGGTCTGAATCAGGCAAAGCAAAAGGCTGAGGGTGCGTTTGCCAGTGTCAAGGGCCCCAATCTTGGCGGTGCATTGGGAGCGATCACCACGGGGTTGGCAGGTGCTGCGGTGTCTGCTGCTGCTGTTGGTGCTGCAGTAGCGGGCATCGGCTTTGCAGCAACGCAGTCTGCTGGACAGATACAGAAGCTGACAGCTGCCTTTACTGGCCTGACTGGTTCTGCTGAAGCTGCTGGGCAACTGCGTCAAGCATTGTTTGATCTGAGCAAGACGACACCATTCAAGAATGAGGAGATCCTGCAGTCTGCTCAGCGATTCTTGGCTGTGGGTGTCAGCGTTGAAAACTTGAATGGCACCATCAACCGTGTGGGGGCCATTGCAGCGCAGTCTGGCCAGTCGCTTGAACGTTTGGCATTGATCTATGCCCAGGTCTATGCCAAAGGCAGGCTGCAAGGTGAAGAGAACCTTCAGCTGCTTGAGGCTGGTGTTGACCTGACACAAGAGTTGTCGCAGGTGACCGGCTTGTCTGGTCAGGCTTTGCAGGATGCCATGAGCAAAGGGCAGATTGGCATTGATAAATTCAATGCTGCCTTGGTGCTGGCTACTGGTGATATGAAGGCACTGGAGCTGGCAGGCAAGTCAGTTGATACTCAGTTCAACAATATCTTTGACAATCTTGGCCAGCTGTTCGGTGGGTTTGCTACGGCTTTAGCCCCGGCATTATCAGCAGCCTTCCGGGTGATCAACGAGGTCTTTGATGCTGCGTTTCCAGACCTTGATTCAATCACCAAATTCTTTGCCCCGTTGACGCAGGAAGCTCAGCGGTTTGCTCAAGTGCTTGGGGATAGCCCTGGTGTGATTGAAGTAATCGCTGGTGGCCTGCGCAACTTAGGCGAGGTGGTCATTCAGAATATTGCCGATGGCATTAGCTTTGTTAGCAATGTCTTGGAGAACATTGACCAAGAGAAGTTCATCCAAGGGTTTATCAATGCTGAGATCGCAGTTAGGCGGGTCTTTTTGGCTGCGTCTGCGCTTGGTGCTCAGCTGGCCAAGAATGCAGAGCTGTCATTCCGTGCAGTCCGCGATCCTGGCAAGTTCTTTCAGGACATCACCAAAGCTGGTGGCTTTGGCAAGTTTATTGAGAAAGAGTACAAGAATGTTGAGGCCAAGTGGGATGCTTGGGCCAACTCCGAACCTTTAAAATTCCCTGATCTTACTGGCGATGGAAGTGATCAGGCAAGCAAGATCGCTGGTGACCTTGACAGCAAACTAGGCGGTGCTGGTGCCACCTTGGCCAAAAAGGTTGAGGATGCCGCCCTCAAGCTCAAAGAGGCTGCCATTGAGGGCGCCAATGCCTATGTCCAGGCCATCCAAAGGTTGACCGAATCCAGAGTGCAGCTAGCTGAGCTACGTGGCAAACCCGAAGGCCTCAACCGTTTCCTGTCTGGTCAAGAGCAGTTTGACCGCACTCGTAACGCCATCATCAGCCTTGGCCCTGAGCTGAATCAATCCCTCGAGCAAGGGGCCAGCCTGCTCCGTTCTCAAGGTGTCGGCATTGGTCGGGAGTTGTTCGGCAACCTTCGGGCAATCTTTGATAACGCTGTCACTGGTCGCAGCGCCAACCAAGAGGGCCTGCTGGCCTTGACCCAATTCATCCGTGACGTACAAGCCGAGCGTGGGGCAGAAGCTGGTGTGAAGACTGCTGAGCGTGAACTGGCAGACGTACAGAAAGGCTTGATTACCAGCAACACTGAACTGCGGGATGCCGTGGCTGCCCTTGTCCAGAAAGACTGGAGCGTCCAGGTCAACCTGAATGGAGACAAGGGCGCATCTGTCATCGGTGATGTCGCAGGAGCACTCTGATGACCGTCACCATTGGCACCTTCAGCACTAATGCCCTCACGGCCCAACCCTTCGGCTACGAAGGTGAAGCCCGCACCGGCCTAACAGCTCGCACCTTCCGTGTTGCTGGCCTGCTGACCGCTAGCCAGTGGCAAGCTCTCATCACTGAATACAACACCTGGCGAAACGCTCGGATCACCGACGAAGACACGCTCAGCAGCGGCACCGTTGGCACCACCGTCAGCCTGTCCATCACCTCGACCAATGGCCTAAGCGTGACCAGCTTGGCCTGTTGGTTCACTGAGCCTCCCACTGGTGAACAAGCTGGCACCTATGTCTCGGCCACCATCACGTTGGTTGATGCTGCGCAGGCCCTGGCAGTGCTGTTGCGCAGTCAGGAGAAGTCAAGGCAGGAATCTGAAGCCACACGCCCCAGCCTTGGCACGCTGACCTTTGGCTCTGCTGTGGTCACCTTGACCGCCCCTGCTGACACCCGGCAGGATGGGCCTTCTGTTGCGCTGACGGCTACAGGCAAAAGCTATGTGACCGGCCCGCTGGTGGCGCACAAGATCCGCCAGGTCGAGGGCTTCATCAGCTCTGGCACGTATGCCAACCTGCTCAGCTGGTATGACTCCACTGTCGCCAGTGTGCCCTCTGCTGGCACGTGGTTCCCGATCAACCCACCCACGGCCACGGCTGAGGTGATCATCACGGGTGGGGTCAAGGCCACAAGGTACAACGTGCAGATGACCGTGCTGGAGGTGATCTGATGCCGATTGACATCAGGGCCAACGTGACCTGCAGCCTTGGCACGCTGATCAGTGCCAGTGTCAGTGATGACTATGTGCAGGGCAGCGGGCTAATCAAGACCAAGGGCAGCTGCGAGATCAGCGGCCTGATCAGTCCTGCGGTGGGCAGCGTGGTCACCTTCAACTACACCAAGAGTGGCGTCACCCGTTCGGTGCCTAGGAAGCTGCGGGTGCTCTCAAGCTTTGCTGACCCCTACCGCCGCACCACCAAGGTCGAACTCGGCTGCAAGCTGACCTACCTCCAAGATCTGAAAGACCGGCTCAAGTGGGATGCCCTTGACGACCCTGAAAATGAGGAGATCACCGAAGCTGAAAGCCAGATCGTCACCTTTCCCATTAGTGCCACATCAGTTGCTCGAGAATGCCTGACAAAGCTGGGCATCACCGCATCTTCCATCCCACTGACCAACCGCTTCAGTATTCCTGAGTTTGACTTTGGCAGCGGCTATGTCCAGATCCTGAGTGATCTGCTTGTCTCGGAGTCTTACTGCGGCTACCTCGACTTCAGCGAAACGCTGCAGATCATCAGCCTGGCCGCTCCACCTGGGACGGGTCCATCATTCGGCACTGACAAGGTGATTGATGTTGGCCCCATCGGTGTTGGCGATCTTGCTGGCGATGCGGTCACCGTCAGCTACAGCACCCTCAAACTCAAGGTGCCCGATGGCACTGAGGTGGCCGAGCGTGAAGAAGGCGAAGATTCACCGACCTCCCTGATTCCCCGTAGCTCATCTGGTTGGGGGACTGATGTTGCCACAACCTCTGCTAGCAGTGTTGCATCTGTGGCCTACACCGCTCCTGATGGCACTGAAATCATTGCCACCTATAACACCAAGACCAGCACCAGCGAACAGACAACTTACGCTAAGCGTATCTTCAAAGGTGAAAACCGCTACGTCGTTGTTCGCCGGCAGATTAACGAAGACACAAGCCTGATTCAAATTGCGGGCAACATTGCATCGGCATACTTAAGCAACGGTAGAGCGTTTGGCAACAGTCAGGTTTCCTCGAATACTGTAGAAACCTTTGACTACGACATTGATGGCAACGAAACATTTCGCGAATTGATCCGCACCGGCAGCGCTGCATTCCTGGCCGGTGCAGCCTCCATTGGCTGGGTCTACCCCAATGAGGACGGCAGCAATACGTTCATCCCAATCCCTACTGGAACGGTCACCTTGGAGCGGACCACCGTCAACAGCTACACCAACGGGGACTATCGCAAGACCATTACCCGTCGCTTTCAGCCTTGGATTTACAGCTCTGCTGGTCAACAGGCGATTGCTGAAAGCCGTGAATCAACCTCAACGGTTGATGCTGCCAACTCGATCCTCAGCACGATCTACAACGGCCTTGTGCTGGTTGATGTGACAGTGAACACCACCCGTTCCGCTCCTGGTGCTGGAACACAGGAGGCCCCTTTGCCTGAGGACATCAACAACGAAAATCTGGCCGACTCCAACACGGCAGACCCTGACAACGGTTTCCGCACTGAGAACACAAGCGAGGTCGAGCTGGCATTAGGCAGCCGCACTGCGACCCGTCGTATTGAGTTTTCGTTGCCGTATGCCCCTGACGATAGGTTTGTGCGATCTGTCAAATCGGTCAGCCCCACAACCTACAGCTACACCGCTTTCAGTAGTGACGCTCCAGCCAAGGCCAAGCTGTACGGCACCACACAGAACCGCATCCTGTTTGGCAACCGCAACGGCATGAACATCCAGACCGTGCCCGAGAACCTACCGGCTGCACCATTCGGCCCCTTCTACCTGACCGCTAACGGTGTCGTCACCCAGTACCGCACCAAC